CTAATGACCAAACGATATGAAGTACAGCTACAGCAAGGTAGCATACCAGTAAATAAAGTATATGCAGAACAGGAAGGTGTAGACGATTGGAAAGATGCACTTGAACTGGCTATAACAGAATTATTAGAAATGTCAGATAAAGAGATTGACATCAACTACATAAAAGAGTATCAGTAGATATACAAACTTAAAAAGGAGAATAAATTATGCCATTAGATTTTACATCGCAGTTAGACATGCCAGACTACCTACAGTTTACTACACACAAAGAGGCTACACGTATGGAAGGCAAGGACTATGTAGTTAATGACGAGACAGGTGAGGTACTGGGCATAGTGGGTAGTAAGTTTAACGCTGTGTCACATCAGGAGTTCTATCACAATGTGTACAACACAATGTCAGAACAACTAGGTGAGGACGCAATGCAGGGTGTACAGATTAAGTGGAACACCGCACGTAATGGAGCGTTCGCTATGCTAGATGCCACAATGCCAAGCACCAAGGCTACCATAGTGACAGACAAACAGCAGACAGACATATCACAGCGAGTGATAGCACTGCATGGTGTGGACGGTCTGTGTTCTAATCAGGTGTTCTTTGGTGCAATAGATTCCTTTTGTACAAATGGCATGATACGAGGTGAGCATGACAAGGTGCGTAGGAAGAACACAACAAACTTTAATATATTTAGTTTTATTAATGAACTGAAGGACGCTAACAGTGATTTTTACAAACAGGCTGAACAGCTACAGGCATGGGCAAACACTAGTACTAGACACATAGACATAAAGACCATGCTTGAGAGCGTGATTAAGTCTGAACGCAAAGCAGAGAAAATGTACAGCCTGTACAATGTGGAAGCCAGTACACGTGGACACAATGCCTTTGCTCTGTACAGTGCCTTCACAAACTATGCAAGCTACGCAGATGAACGCAATGGGTTTAACCTACGTAACACTGGCAATGATACCAACTCTGTGAGTATGTGGCTACGTGAACAAGAGGTAACAAAGTGGGTAAGCTCACCACAGTTTAAAGAATTGGTAGCCGCATAAACAATACTTGACACCCTAAAAGTGACTATGCTACGGTGTAGTCACACAACCAACACAGGAGAGATTGTTATGAACAGATTTATTAAGGAGTATAACGTATGACAATACCACATATTAAACTAACAGACACCATGCTTAACAAGTATATTATTGACGCTAAGAAGGACGTAATGGATGTGTTTGAAATTGCTGTAGATATGTGGGAAGATGAATCCTTACATTTTATAGGTTGTTATGGTCTGCTTAACATGGATGACGTACTCATTAAGTTTTATAAGACAGCCAGAGGTGACAAGCGTATGTCTATACCCAAGCTACGTAAGGTAGCGGAGGTGGGTGACTACGTATGGTTTACTCAATGTGATGACACTGAGTATGACAATGACCCATCAGATTTAATTATCTACTACACCATACACATAGGCAAGGAGCTACCCTTTGATGAGGAACTGTATGAACACCTACAGGAAAGGTTTGGTTGACATGTGTGACTACCGATGGTATAAAAAAATTCCTATACAACAAAAGGAGAATGATGATGACTCGTAAAGAATTTGATGAATGGATTTACACTTGCCCTACCCACAAGGCTGAGATACTGTGGGATGAAGACGGATACGTACAAGTACAATTCCCTATACAACAAGAGGAGAATGACGATGAGTAATAATAAAAAAATACATACACCTATCTTAGACGATGAAGAAGCAGGTAAAGACTTCAAGATAGTACGAGAACTATGGCTATCTAGGCAACCTCATTGGGAGAAGGGTGTAACATGGGAAGACCTAGATGAAGATGTACAAGACAGATATTATGCTGACCGCAGAGAGCAATGGGAGCTACGTACTACAGCTAACTGGGATGTACTATCAAAGGAAAGACAGCGTAGTTTGATAGCGTCTGTCAACAATACTGTAGAGGCAATCGACAGGATGATGTCAGTCATGTATGATATACAACGTCCTATACCAGAGAGTATACGTAAGATAGCCTGTAAGGAGTTTGAGTGGTGAACAAAGAACACTCCCTAGAGTTATACATATGTATAGTTATAGCCCTTGTGGGTACTTGCATAGAGTACTGGCTAAATAAAATAGGGATGAGTGCCTTTACTTATCCGATAAGGTTAGGAGATTGACATGAACTGCTGGTATTGTAAGACAGAATTAACATGGTGTGCAGACCACGACATTAGGCATGAAGATGACACTTACGTTGTAGTCACAAATTTATCTTGCCCTAATTGTGAATGTCTGGTAGATGTATACTTACCTAAGAAAAAGAAACAACAGGGAGAATAAACATGAATAAGTATAATATTAAAGTTTCTTTAGTTATTTATTATGATAAAAACTTTGAGATTTTTGCAGAGAATGAAGAAGACGCTGAACTAGAGGCTCTTAGAATTGCTAAGGATAGTTCTAGTCACCTTAAAGGAGACAGAGGTGAGTGGACATCCAGTGATTTGGATTTTTCCATAGCCTACGTAGAAGAGGAAGTATAGTGGTGGCATACATACCAAGCACACTCTACAGATACTACGTAGAGTATAAAGAAATACCTGATTTAAATATGGAGTGGCGTATAGCAAGACACAGACAGGTATACATCTATACAACCAGTGAGTTGACAGTTAGAGAAATACTGGATGACTACGAAATAATAAGTATTAATAAATGTTTTAACTAAGAAGGATAATGACATGTATCATGTAACGATAGAAAGAAATGATGCGGTAGTAGAGGATTGGCATGGTAAGATATTCTCTGATGAGATAGGTAAGGCTGACAGTATGACGAGGAGTGGTGATACACTCTGTGTAGTATGGTCACTGGAATGTCTTGATGGGTATGAGGATACAGATGAAGTGTTGTATCATAGACACATAGATAAATAAAAATATATTATATGGATTGCCACACTTCTGTAAGTGACTGTATAATTACATTAAGTATACTTTAAGTAAGACATTAACTCCTACAACTTAAAGAAAGATAAAACTTTATGTATACTTTATGTAAACTTTAAGTATAACTAGGGTCTTTGTACTCAAGAGGAGATGAAGATGCTAGGTCAAGATGATGATCCATGTGATGAGATGCTACCACCTATACCAAAAAAGAAAGAAGAGAAATGAGATACACGACTAAAGTTAAACTAAAGAATGGCTCTGTAGCCTATCGTTTTAGTCCACCAAATGATGCTAAGTCAGCAGGTGTTGTAACACCACAGACTTTCCATGATGGGAGACAGGCGAGGCATGAGATACCTAAACTTGTTAGTAGGGTTGAGGATTTTAGGAAGGGAAACATTCTTGTGGGTAACATAGGAGTTGCAAGTAATCTTAATCAGATCACAGCACACTACCTTAACACAGGCCAGCATAATTCTCTGTCGTCAGGAACTAGGAAGAATTATCTGTATGGTTTTGCAAAGATCAATGGCACTAAGCTATTTGCCAGAGAGGTGGGTGACATAACCGTCAAGGCTATCACATCTGCACACTGCACAGAACTCTATGAGATTTGGGCTAGGAACGTGAGTGTTGACCATGCTAACCAACTGTCAAGAATCTTCTCAGTCCTGTTAAACTTCTGTAAGCAGATTGAACTGATTGGGTCTAACCCAATGTCTAGGGTTAAGAAGCGTTCACACACACCTCGCTCTGTAGTGTGGACTAAGCCACAGGTAGAGCTATTCATTGAGACTGCCTTCACTCAATTTAAGTGGAGAAACATTGGACTACTGGCACTTCTTGCTTATGAGTGGGGGCAAAGACCTGTTGATATTACTCTGTTGGAGTGGTCAAACATAGACTTTGATAAGAAGATGATAACAATCAAGCAGACTAAGCGTGGTGCTACAGTTATGCTACCCATTGAGGATAAGATAATGGATCTTATGGTACAGCAGTTAGGTGATTGGGATTGGCAGAAGTATATCATACCTCACCAGAGACCCTCAGATGGGGCATACAGACCTATACCATCAGGTCAGGTATCTTCCCTAGCAAATGAGGTTAAGGCTGAGTGTGGGCTACCTTCAGACCTACACATGGGAGACCTACGTAAGACTGCTATCACTGAGTTAATTGAGAGTGGAGTTGATGCACTGGCAATCATGCACGTAACAGGGCATCAGAATGTACAGAGCCTTAACCCTTACAACAAACATAACTTTAAGACTGCAAAGTCTGCATTAGATATGAGGAGAAAATAATGACTGAAGAAGTATGGATAAAAGTTCCAGATTATGACCACCTAACTGATGAACAGAATAAATTGTTTACAAGTCTTTACCAAGTGTCTAATCATGGACGATTGTGGGTAAATAATACAGGTACTTTTAAAATACCTAGCACACAAACTAGTGGTTATAAGATACTATTTTGGAATATACCAAAACGTATGGGAGTAGGACTTAATAATCAAAGAAGTATTGCATACAGAGTACACAGAATGGTTGCCAAGGGTTTCATTGACAACCCAGATAATAAACCTGATGTAAATCATATTGATGGGGTTAAATCAAATAATAATGTAGATAATATTGAGTGGTGTACAAGTAAGGAGAATGCCCAACACTCAAAGCATAAATTAAAGAGTGCTTGTTATAACGAAAGACATGAGAGTATATATTCTAAGGCTGATGAAAAAACAAGAAGGTTTGTAATAGATAACTATAAACATAGGCATCGTGAGTTTGGAACAAGAGCACTTGGTAGAATGTTTGGTGTACATCATAAGACAATACAAAAATATATAAAGGATGGATTATGCTAACAACAGCACTTGTCTGCTTGGCTATGAACATCTACCATGAGGCTAGGTCAGAGTCTACAGCAGGTCAGATTGCAGTGGCACAGGTGGTAATCAATAGGGTAAATGATACAAGATACCCTGATACTGTGTGTGGTGTTGTTACACAGGGAGTAGTACATTCAGGTACTACCCTACCTGTAAAGCATAAGTGCCAGTTCTCATGGTACTGTGACGGCAAGAAGGACTACCCTAAAAACCATGAGGCATGGTCTAAGTCTATGATGGTAGCTATCAGTGTGCTTGACGGTCTAACGGTGGACATGCTAGAGGGTGCAACACACTACCATGCAACCAGTGTGCTACCATCTTGGGCAGTAACAAAGACACGTACTGCACGAATAGATGACCATATATTTTATAGGTGGGAGAAGTAATGACAGCAGAACAACTCAAACTATTTGAAATAGAATTTACACAGAAGAATATTGATGATGGACTAGAGTGTATTAGTTGTGGTTTAGTTCAACCAATAGAAAATTATAAAAGTGTTTATGTAAAAGGAAATAAAAGAGGTGAAATAAAAAGAACTTGTAAATCTTGTATCAGAGGTCATAAGTTTCTGGTACAACAACTTAGACTAGAGAATCCATATCCAGATAAAGATTACACATGCCCCATATGTGAGAGAGGTATAGCTCAAGTAGGTAGGTTAGGTCAGCCAAGGATGCAGATGTGGGTACTAGATCACTGCCATGATACAGAAACATTTAGAGGTTGGTTGTGTAGTAATTGTAATACAGGTCTTGGTGGTTTAAAAGATAATATAAATAGGGTTACTAACGCATTGAAATACTTAAAGAAACACAAGGAATCATTATGATTAAAGTAACTTATATAGATCATATGGGGTCTGACCTGAGTGTAGTGAATGCAGCAAGGGTTAGTTTTAATAAACGTACCTTATCTTTTGATACAGACAAAGAAAGAAATAGTAAACTTATTAAATACTTATCTGATAACAAACACATGTCACCCTTTGGTCATAGCTTTGCTAGTTTCTATGTTAAAGCACCTATCTTTGTAGCAAGACAGTTAGTTAAACATAAATTTTTGCGTTGGAATGAGGTCAGTAGAAGATATGTAGACACAACACCTAACTGGTACAGACCTGAGTTCTGGAGAAGACAAACTAAAGATAAGAAGCAGGGTAGTGGTGGTGTAATAGAAGATGAGAACATACAAAGCCTTGCTACGTTCTACCTTAATGAAGTTATAGCAACTTCAATGGAATCCTACCAGAAGCTGTTAGGTTTAGGTGTGTGTGAGGAACAGGCACGTATGGTGTTACCTTTATGTCACTTAACTGAATGGTATTGGTCTGGTAGTCTTGACGCATTTGCTGACATGTGTATACTTCGTTGTGCAGAAGATGCTCAAGTAGAGAGTAGAATGGTAGCAGACGATATTAGTAGAGAGATGGGAAAGTTATTTCCTGTATCATGGAAGGAGTTAATGAATGAGCGATAACCCACATCAGGCATGTCCATTTGAAGACTGTGGTTCATCAGACGCATTCAACTGGAATGACGATGGGTATGGGTTTTGTCACAGTTGTGGGGAATCTTATCCCTCTAAGAAAAGAATGGGTGTATTTGATTGGGCTAGGGAAAGTTACCCTATTAAACAGAAGGTGAATGTAATGCAAGTAGAAGTTAAAGGTATGACGTTTGATGACATCAGAGGTATCAACCCTGACGTATGCAAACTGTATGGCATACAGGTACAGACAGGTGAGGGTGGTGTACCAGTAAGATACGCATACAAGTACCCACACACCGTCAAGTATAGAGACTACAACGATAAGTCTAAGACTTGGATTAAAGACAGGGGTGTAGGTATGAACCACCTGTTTGGACCAGAGTTTAACTCCAACTCTTCCAATAAGATATACATAACTGAGGGGGAGTTTGATGCTGCAAGTCTCTACCAGATACTAGGACAGAAATACTTTGTGAAGTCACTACCTTCTGCATCTATTGGTGAGAAGTTTATCAAGCAGAACTATGATTACCTCAACTCTTTCAAGGAGATAATCTACGCAGGAGAACTTGATGATGCAGGTAAGCGTAGTGCAGAGAAGATATATGAAGCATTCCCTGCTAAGTTATACTATGTACCTATGTCTAAGCACAAGGATGCTAACGAGTTCTTGATGGCAGGTGACAGTGAGGCACTCAAGTGGACTGCATTGAAACCACAACGCTACTCACCTGACAACTTCTTTTGTTCTGATGAGGAAGTTGAACAGGCGATAAGGACTGAGAGTCCATACCAGTACACACCGACAGGTCACACAGGACTTGATGATAAGATCAGGGGTATTGTTAAGGGTGGCTTAACCTTCCTCAAAGCACCAAGAGGTACAGGTAAGACAGAGGTGATACGATACTTTGAGACAGGGCTACTGTCTAACCCTGATACACGCATTGCCCTGCTACATATGGAAGAGATGAAGTCTACAACCTACAGAGCAATGGCAACGTACAACCTTGGTGTGAATGTTAGAACTGAGGATGATGCAAAGGAGAATGGTATCTCTGAGGATGACGTAGTGGCTGCTGCTAAGTTGGCTACACAGGGTGAGCGTACCATAGTCTTTGAGATGAGGTCACACGATGATCCACTCAAGCTACTGGAGTACACTAGACTTGCAGCTACTGTCTACGGTGCAGAGTATATCTTTGTAGACCACGTTCAGAGACTAGCCTACCTCAGTCAAGCAGGTGTAGATGGTGCTACCTCAGTACTCACATCACTTGGAGCTAGGATGGCACAGCTATCTAAGGAGTTGAACATAGGTGTTGTATTAATATCACAGGTTAATGATGATGGACGTACTAAATATGCATCATCTCTTGAGGAAGAAGCAATCATTTGTATAAAGATTGAGAGAGATGTTGACAGTGATGATGAATTAGTTCAGAATACAACTAACTTTATTGTTGACAAGAACAGACCCTTTGCAAAGTTGGGTAAGGCAGGTAGTGTCTACTATGATCCTGAGACTACACTGCTTACTGAAGAGTCAGGGGGTACAGAAGATAGGATGGTTGCATGATAATATTTGATGTAGAAGCAGACGGTTTGTTAGATAGTGCCAGTAAGATACACTGCCTGTCTTACCTAGATGGTACAGAGGTGAAGACCCTGCATCACTATGATGACATGAGGCATCTACTACTAACTGAAAAAGGTTTGCTAGGTCACAACATTATTCGTTACGATATACCACTGCTAAATAAACTTCTTGGTATTAAGATTACAGCTAGGTTATTTGATACACTTCCTATGTCGTGGGTACTCAATCCACTACGCAGTAAGCATGGCCTAGATAGTTTCTTTCCTGACTTTGGTATTGAGAAACCTAAGATAGATGATTGGCATAACTTACTACCCAGTGACTACGCTAACAGATGTGAACAGGACGTACTGATTACGCAAGCCTTGTGGAACAACCTACTGAAAAGATTTATGCTTCTCTACAAGGACAAGGTAAAGCTAGACAAGTTCTTTCGTTACCTTGAGTTCAAGATGGACTGTGCTAATGAAGCAGAGCAACAGGGTTGGAAGTTAGACACTGACTTGGCAATCAGTTGTGTTGATAAGATAACTAAGCTACAGGAAGAAAAGGTAGCAGAACTCATAGAGGTTATGCCCATGCGTAAGCTGACTAAGGTACAGACTAAACCTAAAGTTTGCCACAAGAAGGATGGTTCACTGTCTGCTCATGGTGCAAGATGGTTTGGTTTACTGGACGAGTATGGCCTACCACAGGGTTACAACGGTGATGTTACAGTGACTAAGGGTGCAGAAGAAGCTAACCCTAACTCCACTGAACAGGTAAAAGATTGGTTAACTTCTTTAGGTTGGAAGCCATGTACATACAAGTACAATAAGAACAAGGAGACAGGTGAAGAGAAGAAGGTATCACAGATACGAAAGAATGGTGAGCTAACCAAGTCAGTACGCCTGCTTATCAAAGACAGCCCTGCTGTTGAGGTGCTTGATGGTCTAACAATACTCCAACACCGCCTCAGTATATTCAAAGGCTTTGTTGAGTGTGAGTATGATGGTTACGTAAGGGCAGAGATAGATGGACTTACTAACACACTACGCTTTAAGCATAAGAAACCATTGGTTAATTTACCTAGTGTAGACAAACCTTGGGGTAGAGAGATACGCAGTTGCTTGATTGCACCAGAGGGTTACGTACTGTGTGGTGCTGACATGACCTCACTTGAGGACACAACAAAGAGACACTACATGAAACCCTATGACCCTGAGTACGTAGAGGAGATGTCAAGAGATGGCTTTGATCCACACCTTGACCTTGCTAAACATGCAGGTGTGATTACACAGGGTGATATAGACAAGCATGTGAGTGGAGAGAAAGACTTGAAGCCACTACGTAAGAACTTTAAGGTGGTTAACTATTCTGCAACTTACGGTGTTGGTGCAGCAAAACTATCAAGAGAAACAGGTATGTCAGTACAGGAATCACAGAAGTTACTTGACGCATACTGGCAACGAAACTGGTCAGTAAAGAAGTTTGCTGAGGAACAGAATGTTAGAGAGATAGGTGGTGAGATGTGGATACAGAACCCTGTTAGTAAGTTCTGGCACAGCCTACGATACAAGAAGGATGCCTTCTCCACCATCAATCAGAGTACAGGTTCTTATTGTTTTGATAAGTGGGTAGCATTCTACCGTATCAAGAGGTCAAACATTGTGGGTCAGTTCCACGATGAAAGTATTAACGTAGTTAGAAAAGGAGATGAGCTTGAACATACAAATGTTTTAGGTTGGGCTATCACTAAGTTGAATGAACAACTTAAGTTAAACGTAGAGTTAGGCATTGATGTACAGTATGGAAAAAATTATGCAGAAATACATTAAAGTGCTTGCGTTATAATTAGTAATCGTGTTACAATAAAATTTCAACAAATTAGGAGACTAAAAATGGGTACAAGAAAAGTAACATTAACTGGAATAGGTGAGTGGGCAAAGGTTTTTGAAGAGAACCGTGACACTAAAGGCTATGAAGGTGTATACGAAGTGTGTGATGGGGCATGTACCATTGACATGATACTTGATGATGTCAACATGAAAGAGTTGACTGCATCTAAGTCTATGAAGAAGGGGACACCAGATCCTGAAGGTAGAGGAACTAAGGTAAAGTTTGTACGTAAGTTTGATACTGGTAGGGATTGGGATAGTGGTGCTCCTGTAGTGACCAAGGCTGATGGTACTAAGTGGAACTATGATGAAGATGGTACTATTGGTAATGGTTCTACCATTAAAGTTATTCTCTCTGTGTATGACACTAAACGTAAAGATATAGTTGGTACACGACTAGACAGGGTAAAGGTTATTAATCATGTGGAGTACATTGCTCCTGATGATGAGGATGAACCTATTGCTGCTACTCCACCACCTGTGCTGACGCAAGTTACAGCAGGGAGTAAGGAGAATGCAGAAGAAATACTCTTCTAAACCTAGAAACCTTGAGGCTAAAGAACTTTGGACATCCAAGTATAGTCTCAAGGTTATTCCTAACAAGTTAAAGAAATTGTTTAGGAAAAGAAAACATAAGTTAGGAGATAAGAAATGAAAAATGTAAAGACTCTTGTAAAAGACATGTACAAAACCTTAGAGGGTAGGGGTAATTGGGATGAAACACGCAGTAAAAATCTGGCTAATGGCATCTCTGTTCTATCTAATCAGCGTTTCAGTAAACCTCAAGAACCTAGAGCTTATCTTTCTCTTTCTTCTATTGGTACTCCTTGTAAACGTAAGCTCTGGTATAAAGTAAATAAGGCAGGTGAAGGAGAGAGTTTAACTCCCAATACCCTGCTAAAGTTTTTCTATGGTGATATGATAGAGGAACTAATACTTGAGTTAGCTATTGCAAGTGGTCACACTGTTGAAGGGCAGCAAGATAGACTCAATGTTCATGGTATCAAAGGACATAGAGATGCTGTCATCAACGGTATGACAATAGATGTTAAGTCTTGTAGCAACTACGCATTCAAAAAGTTTAAGAAAGGAAAACTTAGAGATGATGATCCATTTGGATATATATCACAGCTTAGTTCCTACGTCTACGCAGGTAAGGATGACCCACTTGTTACTGACAAAACACACGGAGCTTTTTTGGCAGTTGACAAACAGAATGGACATATTTGTTTGGATGTATATGATTTCACTGAGGAGTTAAAGACTAAAGAAAAAGAAATGTTAGCAGCTAAAGACATGGTTGAGAAAGACATTCCAGAGGAAAGAATAGATGCTGTACCACAGTCTAAGACAAGCCCTAATACAAAGCTAAGTATGCAGTGTAGTTACTGTGAATACAAGTATCTTTGTTGGGATAAGGTGAGGACATTCATTTACTCCTATGGACCTGAGTATCTAACCGATGTCGTTAATGAACCTAAAGTACCAGAGGTGTTCCATGACTAAGACTAGTTCGGGTAAAGCAAAGGGTAGAATTGGTCAGCAAGACATACGAGATAGACTACTCACTGCATTTCCTGAGTTTCATCCTGATGATATTAAGTCTACAGTGATGGGAGATACAGGAGAAGACATACAACTATCACCTGCTGCAAGAAAGGTTATACCTTTATCTATAGAAGTTAAGAGGCGTAAGAGTGGTTTGAAAACGGCATACGGTTACATAGAACAGGCTGCAAAGCATAACACAGGTGAGCCTGTAGTCTTCTTTAGGGCAGACAGGAAGCCTTGGATTGTTATGATTGGTATAGAACACTACATGGATTTACTCAGGGTTTGGGGGGTTAGTAAATGAGCGTAATGAAAGTATGGGCTGTAACAGAAGGTCCACTATCGGCTGAAGAAGTAGAATATGATGATGATTTTGAAGAAGATCATCCTAAAGAATGTAGGTTCTTTAACATCTGTAAGGTAGAAGAGAATGGTAAACTTGTTGAGAAAGAGTTTTGGTTTCCTGACTTAAGTGATGCTTATAGATTTAAACATTTTATAGACTCACAGATGGAAGCTGTTGAAATAGAAGATAAAGATATACTAGACTATGAAGATTGTGGATATATGATTTGACTTTAAAAGTGTTTGGAGTATAACTATGGGTTTACGATATGAGTTAGTGCTGACTATAGATGTTGAACCGACTGCTAATTTTTTAGAGGTAGAGGATACGGAAGGTATTGATAACTTTAGTGTTCTTAAAGAAATTATTGGTGATGCACTCTACGACTTAGATGATGTACAAGTAGAAGATTTAGATATAACAAGGAGACTAGATGAAGTATACGATGAAGATTTACAGTCAGGAAGTGGAGAAGTTAATTATAACTGAACCTAAGAATAGGTTAATGGAAAATGTATTGGGTCTTGGAGAGGAAGCAGGTGAGGTACTTGGTAAGATCAAGAAACTTATCAGAGATAAAAACTTCTCTAAGTCAGACATCATTAAGGAACTAGGTGACTGTCTCTTTTATGTTACAGCCATAGCAAACTATCTAGGTGATGACTTACAGGCTGTAGCAGATGCTAACATGGCTAAGTTAAAAGATAGAAAGAAACGGGACGTAATTCAAGGATCAGGGGATAATAGATGAACAACATGTTACCTACAGATTATCAAAACTTTATAGCTACATCACGCTATGCACGATGGAGAGATGAAGAAGGAAGAAGAGAAACATGGGGTGAAACAGTGTCACGCTATGTTGAATTTATGCATGAAAGAGTTACGTTTTCTGCTAAAGATAAGAAAGACATTGAGCAATCTATACTGGGACTAGATATAATGCCTAGCATGAGAGCTATGATGACCGCAGGTTTAGCATTAAGCAGAGACAATACAGCAGGATACAACTGCTCCTACCTACCAGTAGATGACCCTAAATGTTTTGATGAGGCTATGTATATACTACTCTGTGGTACAGGTGTAGGTTTTTCAGTTGAGAGGGAGTATATAAATAAACTACCAGAGATACCAGAGATGATGTTTAAAAGCGACACATCAATTGTCGTTAGGGACTCAAAGGAAGGTTGGGCTAAGTCATTACGTATGCTCATAGCTTTGTTGTATGCAGGAGAAATACCTACTTATGATGTCAGTAAAGTAAGACCTGCAGGAGCTAGGCTTAAAACTTTTGGTGGTAGAGCTAGTGGACCTGCACCTCTCGTAGATTTATTTAAGTTTACTATTAACCTATTCTCAAACAGTGCAGGTAAAAAGCTAACAAGTTACGACTGCCATAGCTTGATGTGTAAGATAGGTGAAGTAGTGGTAGTAGGTGGAGTACGTAGGTCAGCTATGATTAGCCTTAGTAACCTCTCAGACATACGTATGAGACAAGCTAAGTCTGGGCAGTGGTGGGAAACAGCACCGCATATGGCTCTCTCTAACAACTCTGTTAGTTATACAGATAAACCTGACGCAGAGACATTCATGCGTGAGTGGACATCTCTCATTGAGTCTAAGTCAGGTGAGCGAGGTATCTTTAACAGGGTAGCTGCTAAGAAACAGGCTGCTAAGAATGGCAGGAGAGATGCTGACTATGAGTTTGGGTGCAATCCATGTTCTGAAATAATATTACGCCCATACCAATTCTGTAATTTAACTGAGGTAGTTATACGGTCTAGTGATACACTGTATGACCTCAAACGAAAGGTAAGACTTGCTACTATCTTAGGTACTGCTCAATCTACAATGACTAAGTTTCCCTATCTACGTAGGATATGGAATGAGAATACAGAGGAAGAAAGACTACTGGGTGTATCTCTTACAGGTATCATGGACAACCCTCTCACTAACGGCAAGGAAGGAAATCTAAAAGAACTACTCTGTCAGTTAAAGAAACATGCCGTAGTTATAAACTCAAGCTACGCAAATAACTATGGTATACCACAGTCTACAGCTATCACCTGTGTAAAACCTAGTGGGACAGTCTCACAGTTAGTTGATAGTGCAAGTGGAATACATGCTAGACACAGTAATTACTACGTAAGAACAGTACGAGGTGACGCTAAAGACCCCCTCACTAATTTTATGATTGACCAAGGTGTACCTAATGAACCTGATATAACAAAACCTAAAGACACTGTAGTGTTTAGTTTTCCTATGAAGTCACCAGAGGGCTGTGTCACCCGTAATGATATGACCGCTGTAGAACAACTACAGATGTGGCTTATCTATCAGGAACACTGGTGTGAACACAAGCCTAGCTGTACGGTTACTGTACGTGACCATGAGTGGGTAGAAGTTGGAGCATTTGTTTATACTAACTTTGATGCGATGTCAGGTGTGTCATTCTTACCACACTCTAATCACATTTATCAGCAAGCACCCTATCAGGACTGTACTAAGAAAGAGTATGATGATATGTTAAAGTTATCAAACAAAAGTATTGATTGGAAAAAACTAAGTGATTATGAAAAAGAAGATACAACATCAGGCAGTCAGACATTTGCCTGTAGTGGAGACACCTGTGAAATTGTAGATATAGGAGCTTAAATATGACACTGGTTAGGTGGGGAGTAGAGAATTGTACGGTGTGTGGTTATCTTCTTGACGATAATTTAGTTTGTTCTGAATGTGAAATATGTAATGGAGAAAATATGAGCAAGAGTATAACAGTAACTGACGTATTTAAAGACAGTAAGTTTGACACAGTAAAGAAACCAATACACTACAACCAGAGTGGCATAGAGTGTATTGATGCTATCAATGCAATGACCAACACAATGAATGGTACGTCAGCCTACATGGCAGGTAATGTCCTGAAGTATGTATGGAGACATGAGTATAAGAATGGACTAGAAGATTTGGAGAAGGCACAGGTATACTTGGGGTGGTTAATAGAGAACTACAAGAAGGTACACAAGTAGTTACTTTATTCTAAAGCTACCATCACTATTAAAAATATCGTCATAAATATCAAGTAGTGTCTGTATCTGTAACAATAAAGGTAGTGGTAGTTCTTCTAAATCACCCTCAAGGCCAAATTCTTTTTGAATATTTTTTACTTTGTCTTTATTCTTTGATGATAGTGTGCGTAACACATTCATTTCTTTTGGCATACCCTGCTCAAAGACTTTCATCATGTTGTCTTTTGTTTCGTCATTCATTCTTTTGAGTAACTCTTGTTTTCTATCAAGAGGTAAATCAAAATAGTCAGGGTATTTATTAAGATACTTTAAAGCAGAAGCCTCAAAGAATGGTGAAGCAAGCATCTTCATTTTATTTCGTATGGCATCAGGTGCATCAATTCTACCTAACGCTTTCCAGTAGGGTTTACCTGCTGAGTTCATCATCTGTTCTACAAGATTAGGTAAACTTACACCCCTGTTACCAAGTAATTGTTTACCTAGATCAGGGGTAAACTCAGTGCCTCTTGTAACTGTTGCCTTGGGTGGTAAGTCTTGTGTATCACCAAAGATATTATTAACATACCTCATCATCTGACCCTGAATTAACCCTGCTTCTTTTAAATTAGGGTTCATATTCTTATCAGTAACTATACCATATACTTGATTGATAGGATCAAGAGGTCTCATAAAACCTTGTACTCTTGATATTGATGCTGCTCCAAAAGAAAGTAGTGGATCAAAGTTACCTTCTCCTATTCCATTAGCTGCATAAATTATACTTTGACCTAACACATCTAAATCTCTAACTGATTGTCCTCCAACTTGAAGAGCTAATTCTGTAATAAGTTCTGGTGGTATTTCACTAGGTTTAAAATCACGTGGGTCATCACTATCACCTAATCCATGTGCAAGTATCTGAGACATAAGACGCATGGTAGAAATTGGCCAATCATACTTTAAATTTTGTACAGACCCATCAGAGTTTAACTCTTGATTGTATGCTAAGTTATTTTCTAATCTTTCTTTAGCACTACCTACAGCAGGAGCTTTAACATACACACCTAATCCTATTGCACTCCAACCTGCTGCCCACTTACCTATAGCTTCTGCCCCTTCTTGTGTAGCAAAGTCTAATTCCTTTCCTCGTCTTTTGGCTATACCAAATCTTAAAGCATTAACACCAGTGAGGTCAGCCATTGTAGCTATAGTAGTGTTTAAGAAACTACCAAAGGGAACTACAAAACCTATTGGAGTTCTGTTTGTAACATTTTCTACCCACTTAGCAACAGTTCTAAAAGCATTGTTAGCAGGTAGTGTTGACCAATTAACTGATGCTGTTTCCCTCATAGTTCTAAACACAGCCTTGTCTAAAACCATAGTTTTAAATCTATCAGATGCCATTTCTAAAGCAACATCTGGTTTTGCAAAAAAATCTTCTGGTGATATACCATACTCACGCATGATAGCTTGGTTTGTATTTGTACCAAAAGCCCACCGTTTAGTTATATCATCTTGAAGTCTAACAAGAGTAAGTGTTTGAAAACCTTTTGTTACACTATCAGCAGTCTTCCAAATTACTGTCTCACCACCAAGGTCATCTAAGTTAAAAGTTTCAAGACTGTCTCTAACTCCACCATCTCCAGACACATCCCTAAATAATCTTGTTTGTATTTCAGGTTGACTTTCTAAGATTTTATCAGCATATGCTATAGGCATATCTGGTGACAATGTATCTGCAATTCTTCTAACACTACCAAAAACAGAACCTACACCTCTATTATAAAACTTTACTGCAGCATCTGGATCACCCTTAATGTATTTATAAAAACCACTCTGACTAAAATTTATTCCAGCAGTTGCAAAATCTGCTGCTGTATTTAAACTTACCATTGCAGCAAAACCTTTTAGGTTAGCACCTGTGGTTGCTAAGTGTGAAGTTAAAAGTCTTTTATAAGTAGACATAACAAACTGTCCTCTTGCAGGATCATCAGTTTTCTTTTTTAAAACAGAACTTGCATCAGGAATTAACTCATCAAGAGACTGTGAAATCTTTGGGTTTTTTGCATCAATATACTTTAAATCTTTTAACTTAAATCTTATTGTTTTTTCTGAGCTATCTTTTTTATTGACAAACTTAACATTAGCATAAGTTCCATCACCACTTATAGAAGTTATAGTACCTCTATTACTTCTGTCAGGTGGTCTTACTTTAGCTCCAATAAGTCTTCCAACAGCCTGTTCTTTTTCTATAGCTGTGAATAATTCTAGTGTAGCTTTAGTATCTAAACCTTCTTTTTTTATTTTTTCTAAACTAGATACAAGTTGTAGACTAACACCTGCCTCTCTAGTTTGACGAACAAAGTGTGCTTCTAAACTTTTAGCAGTAACTTTATTTCCAGAAACAACTTTACCTTCTTCTCCTATAAATTTTAATTTATATCCAGTATCAGTTTCAAATTTCTTTACAACTTTTCTAACTTGTTGGTCATTTAAAAAGTTGATAGAATTTGCATACACTGCTGTTTTAGTTCCATACTTTTCAATCATAGATTCATGTACAACAAATCCTGATTCTTTTAGTGCTTGAGCATAACCCTTAGATACAGTTTTTGTTTCTTCATTAACTCCACCTCTCCAGAAGTATGAAAAGAATCCATTAAGTACTTCACTATCTGTGTATGATTCATTCCTTCTTTTTATTGATTTATCAGACACATCTTTAAGCTTACTCCAAACAAGGAAGTCTTTTGTATCTCCTTTTATTGTACCAAAGTTTTCATCTACTGAATCAAGAAGTATATTTTTATTTACCCTACCCTTTAATAATTCTTCTGCTTCTTCTGCACCTAACTTAAATACATCATCTTCCATTTTACTATAGTTTAACCAAATACGAGAAAGAGAACTATTTCTAAACTCTCTTGCTGTAGCACCTAAAGCAGTAAGTGTAGGTATAACTGCCATTGAACCTAGTGCAGCAAAAGCTGTTTGAGCACCACTATATTCTTCTTGTACATCAACATTAATAAGTTGCATCTGATAACCAACGTCTGTACCAACAGCAAAAGTAG